TACCCAATAACCCATCTGGATTATTTGTAAGTTCTGGTGGTGATATTTATTACGGAAATTCTGGTTACAATGGTGCTTACGAAGTTCTGAGTGGTTATATTACAAAACTAGATTCTTCGTTTAATTTTGTTAGTGCTTTATCAAATAATCGTGGAGATACTGGAGGATCCACAAGTGACATTGTTTTAGATTCTTCTGGTAATCTTATATCACTATTTCGTAACAACACAATTTATAAATTTAGTGGTGCTGGGCCTACAGTTACATGGAGAAATAAACCTGTCGACACTGCCGGTGGTAATTATCCACAAAATGCAAAACTTGCAATTGATTCTTCAGATAATCTTTACATGGGTTATATGGGTACTACAGCCGCTGTGTATTGTGGTATTTGCAAAGTAAATTCTTCTGGTGTTGTTCAATGGGCAAGAGAAGTTTTAAAAGATACTGGCGGGTATATTAACCAAGTAATAGTTGGAAGTGATGGTTTTATTTATGCCGTTGGAAATATTCCGCTTGGTGATTACAATTACTGGGGTGGATACATTGTTAAATACAATTCATCTGGAACTATTCAATGGCAAAGAATTTTATACAATGCAAATATTGGTAGTAATGATTATCAAGTTGCATTAACTGGAATTAGATATACTTCTGAAGGTTTGGCAATTGCTGGTGGTATTAAAAACAATGGAAATAGCACAGTTAATTTTATTGTTGGATTGATTCCTGCTGATGGTGCAGGTACAGGTTCGTACACAATTAGTGGTGTTAATGTGACGTATGCAGCTTCAACAAATACTGAATCAGCAAGAACATTAAATGATACTGATCCAGCAATACCAATAAATGCTGGTGGCAATTTAACTAGTGCATTAACCCCAGACATATCTTCACCATCTAATACCATTACAAAAGTGAGCCTATCATGAGTTCATATATTCGTTTATCTGATAGTCATTATCCACTGCACCAAGGTGATATTCGTTTGGAAGTGGAGGGTATTGGTCAAGAGTTTGTATGCCCTGAAGGGTATGAGCTTGTTCAAGAAACCCCATTACCTATATACACAAACAATCAATATGTTGCTGAAGATGCACCCGTTAAACAGAATGGTGTTTGGGTAAAGCAGTTTCGTGTTGTTGATTTGACGCCCGAAAAGATTGCTCAACGGGATGCGTGGTTAGCTGAACAAGAAGCCAGTCGATTTTCAAATAGACAGAATTCAGAAAACACACCCGCCTTGGAGTAGCCATGTGGGACTGGGCTGAAGCGTTTCTTGTTGCAGCTTTTATCATCGCCTTTGTTGTGTGGGGCACGTTCACCGTTCTATGGATATGGCAATGATTCATGCGTTGGCTCATACTGTTACTGCTGTTAGGGCTGGTTGGAGCCACAGCCAAAGATGGTTGCCATGTGCGCGAGTTTTGGTCAATTGCTCACACCATTCACAACCCTTCAGAGCGCCATCAGCAACTTTCGATGTGGCTGACAAACAATGCGAAGTTTTGCAGAAGTCAAGATTTGGCAGTCATTTGGAACAATTTGGCCATGTGGGCGGGCACAGCAGATTCTTCAGAAGTCAGAGCCAAAGTTATTCATGGATATAAAGATGCACTTGAACGGGAGAAGAAATGATTGATGTACTGGAAATACTGCTTTGGTTGGCAGTGCCTATAAATTACATCTATTGGATCTTTATTCACAATGATTCCGCCCCTATACAAATGGCATCCCATGGTTCAGCCGGGAGGAGAGCCAACCAGAACAGATGCGCTTGAACGCAGGGCTGAAAAGCTGACTGAAGACTACAAGCAAGCGCTTAAAATGAAGAAGGTGGATGAGAAAATTGACGATCTTGAGTTTCAGTTGTATGTAAAGAAGGCAGAACGCAACCAACTTAGCCTTGAGATTTTTACCAACCGTAAGCTGGATATTTATGTATGACCAGAAAGCCGATACCCAGACCAGTAAAGAAAGTGTCAATGGACACCAAGGACAAGTTAACGCTATGGGTAACACTGATGGTCAGCACAACCCTGTGCATCTCCGTATTGGCCATGGTAATCAGCTTTATGCTTGGTTTGTGGGCAAAGGAAGTGGACAATGCAGAAATCTTCAAGATGATTTCACCCGCGTTTTCTACTCTTATCGGCGGCATGATTGGGTTCCTGTCTGGTATCAAACTCATGCAAAATGACGAAAAAAAGGATCACAAATGTTAGACATATTAAGTGGTGGTATTCTGGGTTCTGTGTTTGGTGGCCTATTCCGTATGGCTCCCGAGGTGCTCAAGTTCTTTGACAAGAAGAACGAGCGCCAGCACGAATTGGCAATGTTCAAAAACCAATGTGAATTGGAAGCCCAGCGCGGTCAGATGAAGTTGGCCGAGATTGGCGCTCAACGTGAAGCGGCTATGGACGTTGGCGTAATGGATGCTTTCAACAATGCCATCACCCAGCAGGCCGAGATGGTCAAAGCCGCAGGCGGTTGGGTGGCTAGTCTGTCTGCTTCTGTCCGTCCAGTGGTAACTTACTGGGTTTTGTTTGTCTGGTCGTTTATCCATGTATGGTTTGCATGGAACGCATGGCTTGCCGGTGCGCCTGCTGTAGAAGTGTTCAAGACCATGATGACACCTGACTTCTCAGCCTTGTTGTCTGGGACAATTAACTATTGGTTCCTCGATAGAACTTTGAAGCAACGCGGAATATGAACCTAGAGCTAGCCGCTGAACTGTGCCGCCGGTATGAGGGGTATCGGGCCAAGCCGTATTTATGTCCGGCAGGCGTGGCTACCATCGGCTATGGTTCTACCTACTACGCAGATAAACGCAAGGTAACTTTGGAAGACGCTCCGATGGATGAACCCACGGCAAGAGCCTTGCTGATGATTGAGCTTGAGCATACGTATTTGCCCGGTGTTCTGCGTAACTGCCCCGGTTTGATTACAGATGTTCGCAAGTGCAATGCCATTGTGGATTTTTGTTATAACTTGGGCACTGGACGCTTGCAGACTTCCACGTTAAAGAGGAAAATCAATGCCAATGATTGGGAAGGGGCAAAAGAACAACTGATGCTCTGGACTAAGGGTGGCGGCAAGGTTTTGCCGGGACTACTTAAACGCCGCACGGCTGAGTGCGCTTTACTGGATTGACCGATGCCGTTAAAAAAACTCACACTGAAGCCGGGTGTAAACAAAGAAAACACCAGATATACCAACGAGAATGGCTGGTATGTTTCCGAAAAAATGCGGTTTCGCCAAGGCACACCTGAAAAAATTGGCGGTTGGGTTCGTATTTCAAGCAATACATTCCAGGGTGTTTGCCGTTCTTTGTGGAGTTGGATAACTCTTAGTAACTTTAATTTAATTGGTGTTGGAACTAATTTAAAGTTTTATATTGAAAGTAGCGGTGAATACAACGACATTACGCCTATTCGCTCTACAGTTACCATTAATACCAATCCGTTTTTAGGGAATGGAACAACAACTGTAACGGTAACAGACACTGCACATGGCGGTGTAACGGGTGACTTTGTAACGTTTAGCGGGGCCACGGGCACATATGCCTCTACATACAACGCAGAGTTTCAAATTTCTGTTGTAGATACCAATACTTACACCATTTCTACTGCACCAACAGTTATTGCGGCTGGCTCTACAGGCGGTTCAGCTGTAGTAGCAAGCTATCAAATTAATGTTGGCCCAGCGTATGTGGTGCCTCTTATTGGCTGGGGTGCTGGCACATGGGGTCAAGGTGTCTGGGGTACTGGTGGCACTTCATTAAGCTCTCTTCGTTTGTGGAATCAAAATAATTTTGGCGAAGACTTAATATTTGCACCTCGCGGCGGTGGTATTTATTACTGGTCTGCACAGATTGGGGTAGACAACTTAAACACTACAATTACAATTGCGTCCCCAGCTGTGTTAACCGCAGTTTTACGCAATGGCACTGCAGTAGTTCTAAATACAACGGGCGCTTTGCCAACCGGCCTGAGTGCTGGCACGGTATATTATGTGGTTGGCAGTACGGGAACTACTTGTAATTTGTCAGCAACCTTTGGCGGTGCAGCCATTAATACAAGCGGCACCCAGTCTGGAACACAAAGTTTTTCACCACGGGGTATAAACATCACCCAACTTGGTGGAGCTTCTGATGCGCCAACAATCCAAAATGTAATCTTTGTGTCTGATACAAGCCGGTTTGTGTTTGCATTTGGGTGCAATGACTATGGCAGTACCGTGCAAGATCCCATGTTAATTCGCTGGTCAGACCAAGAATCAGTAACAAATTGGACGCCATCAGCAACAAACCAAGCTGGTAGCATTCGTTTGTCTCACGGCTCAGAGATTATTACTTGCGTTCAAACTCGTCAAGAGATTGTGGTTTTTACTGATTCTTCTGTGTATTCACTTCAGTACCAAGGCCCTCCTACAGTATGGAGTTCCCAGCTTCTTGGTGACAACATTTCCATTATTGGTCAAAACGCCGCTGTTATTGCATCGGGTGTGGTGTACTGGATGGGAGTTGATAAGTTTTACAAATACGATGGCCGTACACAAACGCTTCGTTGCGATTTGCGTCAATTTATTTACCAAGACATTAACTTGCTGCAACTGGGGCAAGTGTTTGCCGGTACTAATGAAGGGTTTAATGAGGTTTGGTGGTTCTATTGTTCAGCCAACAGTTTCACAATTGATCGGTACGTCACATATAACTACCAAGAAGATGTCTGGGCATACGGCACAATGGCACGAACAGCATGGCTTGATTCAGGACTGCGCGATTATCCATTAGCTGCCACCTATACTTATAACCTTGTCAACCATGAGCAAGGTGTAGACAATAATGAAACTGGAACGCCTGTAGCAATTGAAGCAATAATTGGTTCTGCTGAGTTTGACATTGATGACGGCGACCACTTTGGGTTTGTTTGGAGAATGCTTCCAGACATTACGTTCCGTGGGTCAAACGTAGAATCCCCTCAAGTCACAATGACATTGATCCCAATGCAAAACTCTGGTTCAGGATATAACGATCCAATATCTTTGGGCGGTAATCCAGATGCGACAGTTGTGCGTACATCTACAACTGTTATTGAACAGTTTACAGGTCAGGTATACGTTAGGGTGCGTGGCCGCCAGATGATCCTCCAGGTTGAGTCTAATCAGCTTGGATGTGCATGGCAGCTTGGTAGCCCCCGTATTGACATCAAGCAAGATGGCCGCAGAGGTGACTCATGATTGTTATTTCTGAGTTTGAGCTTAATCAAGTAGCTGCGCCAAACTTACCATTGGCGCCAGAAATTTATAACCGTCAATATTCTGACCAGCTTAATAACGTGCTTCGCCTGTATTTCAATAGGCTTGACGCTATTCTTGATCAGTTAAAAACTAACAATATTATTCCGCCTTTGACTAACTACACAGTGGCAACGTTGCCAAGTGCAGTTACATCAGGCAAGGGCGCAAGGTCTTTTGTAACTGATGCTTTGGCTCCAGTATTTGGGGCTACAGTGGTGACTGGCGGTGCTGTGGCAGTACCTGTATATTCCGATGGAACGAATTGGAAGGTTGGGTAATGGTTGCTCGCACTAAATCTATTGCTGCTCTTGAAGATGTTGAGATGACTCAAGATGAGTTGGCGTCTTTGGTCACAAGTACAGCTCTCAAAACTAAGCTGGGCGGCAAAGAATACGAAGTAGACCAAGCCACAGTAGACAAGATTACCAAGCAGATTCTTGGCCAAGGAACTAGTGCAAAGTGGAAGGGCGAGGGCTTTGGCTCTGCCGAAAAGAATGCTGCTGAGATGGCCAAGCAGCTGGCGGCTTCTGGTGTTACGGACATCAACCAAGTTGGCCAAAAGACAGTCACAATGCCCGGCCAGTCAACTTTTGATGAGCAAGGCAACGAGACTCCCGGCCAAGACTACACTGTTACTCAGATCGTAAACAAAGCCACAGGCCAGCCACTAATTAACGAGTACGGCGAGCGCGGCACAGGCAATGCTTGGTCAGGAACTTACACGGGTGACGGCAACACGGCTTTTAGGGTTAACTTTGATGCCAAGGGCAACCCAATCTTTTACACCACAGCTGCATCTTCCAATGACTTGGTAAACATCCTTGGTGATGATCCAATTCTGAATGCTATTGCTCAGATTGGTGCTGCATACTTTGGTGGCCCAGCTGGTACGGCAGCTCTTCAGGCGGCTATGGGTAAGGACATTGGTGATATTGCTAAGTCTGCGCTCTTGTCATACGCCGGCGGTGAAGTGGCCAAGGGATTTTCTACTGGTGATGCTGCTGCCAATGTGTTTGGCCAGACTGGTGCCGACATTACAAAAACCCTTGTAGATACGTTTGGCGAGACTGGTGCAAGCATTATTGCCAAGACAGCAGGCCAGACAGTGGCCAGCGAAGGCAAAGTAGATCCATTAAGTTTGCTTTTAACAAACGGCGTTAATGCAGCATCTAGCGCATTGCTTAATAACATTGATGGCTTCAAAGACTTAGATGTTAAACAGCAAAAACTTATAACGGGGCTGGCTAATAGCTACCTCAATGACGGCAAACTTTCGCCGCAAGAGGCAATCAATGCGGCATTCTCAGCAGCTACTACGGCGGTCAAGAGTCCAGATCAAATTGAAGCCCAAGTTAAGGCAGCCAAAGAAGCACAAGATGCAGCCATTTCAAGGGAGTTAGACAGCCAGCTGACCATTGATGCGTCTGGCGCGCGTGATAAAGAGGCGGCTGCTGCGTTTGCAGAAGCTTCTGGTTTTAATAGGTTTACGTTTGACGGCAAGACTTATGTACTTGACACAAACAATGCAGCCAAAAACATTGCCGAACTTGAAGCTGAAGTTAAAGCAGAGCAAGCAGCAGCCCAAGCCGCAACAACCGCAGCAAATCTTAAGGGTGAGGATTTTGAGGGCTATGACCAAGCTGTTAAAGACGAAGCTGTCCGTAACACTACGGCCATTGGTAATACTGAGGCTGACACGCCAGAAGAGGCTGCAGCTTTAGCCAAAGTACGCAACCCAACCGGAAATCAGTTTACTTTTGGTGGCCAGACTTACACCATGGGTGGGTCAAGCGATGCTGTTCAAAGGGCTATTTTTGAATCTAAGATGGCTGGCGCTGCCAATACGGCTGAAGCTCGCAAGATTGCTCTTGAAGAGTACGGTGCAAACAAAGTTGTTGAATGGACTAATCCAGCCACTGGCAAAGTAGAAAACTTATCTACAACAGCTCCAAAAGTAACTAAAACAGCTACGACTAGCACTACTAGCACTACAGCCACGGCGGATCAAAGTTCTGCCGAAACAAATCGTTTATTGGCTCAAAATAAGACGTTGTCTGATGCTGCGGTGGCCAACCAAAGCCCAGCCGAGATAGCTCGCTTGCTTAGACAAAACGCAGAGTTAATCAAAGGTAACGTAACAGCCAATCAAAGTGAGGCCGAGAACGTTCGTTTGCGTTCTTTAAATAACATTTTGGTTTTGGGTAATGCACCCAACGAATCTGCTGCTGAAACGCAGCGTTTGATGGAAGCTGGTGAGCGCAGTGTTCTCCAAAACCTTGACACTATGGCCATGCAGGCTTTGGGTACAACTGCTAGGGGTGCGGCCAGCTTCATCTCTAACGCTGGTGAAACCTACGCTCAACTGACTGGTGATTTCACATATACCAATGCAGCCACCCGCATAGGTCAAGAGCTGGCTGAATACGCTAAAAGCAAAGACGTATATGGCTTAGATGTTCAAAAAGCAAGGACTGTACAAGGCCTAGCCCAAGCTAATAACACGGATAACTTCTTTGAGAAAGTTGTCATTATTGGTAAGACTATCAAGAACAACCCGCTTGCATTCTTTGATACGGCTGGCTCTGAGCTAATTGAGGAGCTGCCAGAAACAACAATTCAGATTGCTGCTGCCCTAATGACTGGTGGTAGCACTTTGGCCGTCAAAGCTGGCGCCAAGCTTATCCAAGGTGCAACCAGCCTTGTGGGATCATTCTCTGAAACCTTTGGATCTGCTGGTAAAGAGGCTTATCAAAAGTCTATTGCTCGCGGTGACTCCGAAGAAGTGGCCCGCAACAAGTCTTATATCAACGCATCTATCAACGCTATTGCTGAGATGGTGCCTGACTATTTTGCTGACAAAGCTTTAGTCGCTCCAATGATGAAGCAGTTTGCTTCAACTACTCTTAAAAGTCTTGCCACGGGATATGCCACCAATACAGCAGCTGGCTTTGTTTCTGAGTTTATTTCTGGTGCAGCGCAGAACTACTCAACTCAGTATGTCGTAGATCCAACCAAAGCCAGCTGGAGCCAAGCCGTTACAAGCGGTATCTTTGAGTCATTTATTGGCGGCACCGTTCAGACAACGATGGCCACCCCAACGACTGTCATTGATACGGGCGCTGTGATTGGCCGGGACTACTCTGGTAGAAACGTTACCTTGCAGCAAGTTATAGATGGTGGAAGCAATATTGACGCTTCTACTGTTAAATCTGACATGGCAATTGCCACTAATGCTGATGGATCAAAAGTCACTGTTGGTTCGTCAATGTTGTACGCGCAAGAAAACAACATTGGTTTTGATGTAGTCAGTGGTTTCTTGCCTTCCAATTTAACAACGCCAGATGTAGTTGTTGCAAAAGGCCAAACCATTACCGCCGAACAAGCTCAAGCAGTAATGGCCGACCTTGGCCTAAAGGTTACGGATGATGTTGCAATATCTTTGGCTACTAAGATTGCTAACACGGGCAATGAAGTTACTCTGAGTGATGTAATTGCTGATGTAACCGGCAAGACTGCCAATGTTACTGGCGGCTCTGATACATCAACTGTTATCTCTCTTGATACAGGCGCTGGCACAGCTGTGGTCATGGACGCCAAGGGCAATACAGACGTTGTCAGCGTATCTGGTGACGTCAAAGTTGGCACTGTTGTAACTGTTGATTCCGCTACAAATGCAGCTACCGCAACAGGATCTACGGTTGCATCGGCTGCCAATACGGCCACTGTAGTGTCTGTTGATACAGTTTCTGGTACGGCTATTGTTGCGGATTCAAATGGCAGCAGCCAAGTTGTAAACACTTCTGGCGATGTCCAAGTTGGTTCAACTGTTACGGTGGATGCTGCGACTGGTACGGCCACGGCTACAGATGCTGCCACTAATGCAGCGGCCAGTACGGCGACAGACATTGCTGTTGGCACTGCGGCTAGTACGGCTGCAGATACTGCTGCAAGCGCTGCCACCGCTGCGGCCTCTGCGGCTGATGTGGCTACAAGTGCGGCTACGGCTGCTGATGTGGCGACTTCTACAGCTGCAGCTACTGCCGCAAACGCAGCAACTTCTACAGCAGCCGCAACGGATGTAGCTGCTGCAGCTAGTACAGCTGCCGATGCTGCTACTACGTCAGCTGCTGCTACAGATGTGGCTACGGCTGCTTCAGCTGCCGCTGCTACGGCTACAGATGTGGCTGCAAATGCTGCTGCTGTAACTGGCACCTCAACTGCTTCCGATGCTGCCACGAC